TGGCCGCCCAGACCGCCTTCTGGCGCCGGCCCGATGGCACAACCCCCTTCGCCACCTGGCTGCGGCTGCTGCTGGAGGATCTCCTCGCCCTCGACGCCCCGGCCATCGAGCGGCGCCGCAACCGCGCCGGCGGCCTGATCGGCCTGGACGTCATCCCGGGCGAGACCATCCACCCCATGGTCGACGACACCGGCCGGCGCCCCACCGGCCCGACCGACATCGCCTATCAGCAGGTGATCAAGGGCGTGGCCTGGGCCAACCTCACCAACGCCGACCTGATCTACGCCCCGCGCAATCCGCGCCCGAACCACAACTACGGCTTTGGCCCGGTCGAGCAGATCATCGTCACCATCAACACCGTCCTGCGCCGCCAGGCCGCCCAGCTGGCCTATTTCACCGAGAGCAACCTGCCTGCCGGCCTGCTTACCGGCCTCGACTCCTGGACCGCCGATCAGCTGCGCGACATGCAGCTGTGGCTCGATTCCAAACTCTCCGGCGTCACCGCCGAGCAGGCCAAGCTGCTCTGGGTCCCCTCCGGCACCCGCTACCAGGCCTTCAAGGACGCGCCGATCAAGGACGACTTCGACGAATGGCTGGCCCGTGTGGTCTGCTACGCCTTCTCGCTGCCGCCCACCGCCTTCGTGCGTCAAATGAACCGCGGCACCGCCGACCAGGACCAGGATCGCGGCCTGGAGGAGGGGCTGGAGCCCCTGAAGCGCTGGGCCAAACGCCTGATCGACAGCGTCATCCAGGACGATTTCGGCTACGCCGACCTGGAATTCGCCTGGAACGACGCGCCGGTTGTCGACCCCATGCAGCAGGCCCAGATCGACGACCTGGCGCTGCGGAACGGCTCGGCGACCGTGGATGAGGTGAGGGCGCGAAGAGGGTTGGGGCCGCTGCCGAAAGGGAATGTGGGAGAAGCGCCCAATCCCCTGGCGCCGTCGTCGCCTTAACCTTCTCCCCTTGCGGGAGCAGGAAGCTCTCTTACGGCAGATCCTTCTTCGCGATCGCCGCCACCTCGTCCGGTGTCATCTCGGAGATGCCGCTGACGATGCAAGGCTCGGCGAAGCCGTGCAGGCCTTCCGACACCTTGATGTCCAGGTCCAGCGGATTGCAGACCTGATCATCGCCGTGGAAGGTGGTGACCAGGTGCGAGTCCGGCCAGGTCAGGGCGTCGCAACTGGATGAGAAGTCCACCCGATAGATGCGATGCATGTCTACCCGGATATACATCATGTGCGTGTTGGGCGCTTTCCAGCCCTGCCAGTCGTGGGCGAAGAAACAGCGCTTCAGCGGCGCCGAGGGCTGCGCCGGCTGAGCCAGCGCCGTGCTCGTCAGGACCGAGCCGCTCAGCGCCAGGGCGCCGCACACGGCCGCGCCGGCCAGGATTCGATTGAGGTAGCGGTTCATGGGGCGTGTCTCCGCTTGGGCGGCCGCGCCCGGGCGCGGCCTTTAGGACCTGATTAAACCAGCAAATCTCGCGCGAAGCGAGTTCGCCACGAGCGTCCAGCTTGGCCCCGCCAACCTGTACCCGCGATGAACGCTCATCCATTCGTCTCGCACTTTCAAATTCATCGTCAGGAGATCGTCTCAAGCCATGAGAATTTATGGTGAAATCACCAAGGTCGAAGCCCAGGACGACGGCACCATCAAGGTGTTCGGCACGGCTTCTACCGGCGCCGTCGACGACGCCGACGAGACCGTCTCGCCCGACGCCATGAAAGCGGCCCTGCCGGCCTACATGCGTTTCGGCGCCCTGCGCGAGATGCACGGCCTCACCGCCGCTGGCGCCACCCTCAGCGCCGAGGTCGGCGAGGATGGCGCGACCCGTATCGCCGCCCACGTGGTCGATCCCGTGGCGGTCAAGAAGGTGCAGCTCGGCGTTTACAAGGGCTTCTCCATCGGCGGCCGGGTGCTGTCGCGCGATCCTGCCGACCGCAAGGTGATCACCAAGCTGAAGCTCAACGAGATCAGCCTGGTCGACCGGCCCTGCAATCCCGAAGCGGTGATCGACATGTGGAAGGCCGACCAGACTGAGCCGCCCGCTGCTCCCACGAACACCGAAGTCATCGCCAAGGCCATCGAACTGGCCGCCGCGGCCGGCAGGCGAGGGCGCTACACCGACTATGTGGTCAAGGCCCGCGATGCGCTGACGCAGGCCGCGCCGATCGTCGAGGACAAGTCTCCGCCCGCCGAGCCCGCCTTCGAGGTGATCGCCCCCGGCGAAGATTTCGACAAGCTCGGCGCCCGCAACTCCGCCGCCGACCTGGAGCACATCCAAGCCGCCCACGACCACCTCTGCGCCCTGGGCGCCCAATGCGGCGATGATATGGTCGCCGGCAGCGAGGGCGAGAAGGTCCTCCGCGCCGCCTCGCCGGATGTCGACGCCCTCTGGTCCACCATCGACCTCCTGCAAAAACGCCTCGACGACCTCGCCGGCATGCCCGCTCCGCCCAAGGCCCTCGCCGGCGCCGCCCGCGCCATCGGCAAGGCCGAAGACGCCAACCCCGGCGATCCGTCGCCCAACCCCGAAGACCTGAAGAAATACCTCGACAGCCTTCCCGCCGAAGACCGCGGCCGCCTCGAACTCATGGCCGCGCTGCGCAGACCGATAGCTGTCGGCCGCTGATCCCCCAACCCGCCTAATTTCACCACGGAGCACACGAAGAGCACGAAGAAGAAGGTTCGACGCTAAGGCGCGAAGAACGCGAAGGAAAAAGGCGCGTAGCGCAAACATCCCTACCCACTGGCCGCTCGTGATCATCGCGCGGGCTCTGCCCGCCTTAGCATCCTTCGCGCCTTGGCGTTTCAAACCCAGCCCTCAACCGCACCGGCCCCTTCGTGCCCTTCGTGTGCTTCGTGGTGAATCCTTCTTCCTTCACCACCCCCAAACACCCCTACAGCCCCACCCCTGGAGGCCCTCCATGAACGCACTCGTCAATCGCGACGATCTCCGCAAGGCGGTCGTCGATTCCCTCTCCGCGCCCTCCGAAGACATCGCCCGGCACGTCCTGGCCATGGCCGGCGCCAATCCGAACCAGATCGAAAAGGCCATCACCACTGGCGCCGGCCTGGTCGCCTACGACCTGCAGGCTCCGGCGAAAAACCTCTATCCGTTCAACGCGCCGCTGATCAAAAGCCTGCCCCGCACCGGCGGCGTCGGTACGGCCACCAACTGGAAGGCCATAACCGGCTTGGTGGGCTCCGGCTTCGACGCCACCGGCTGGGTGCCGGAAGGCCAGCGCGCCGGCCAGATGAGCTATGTCACCCAGTCCCGCTCGGCCGCCTACGCCACCCTCGGCGAGGAAGACCAGGCGACCTGGGAAGCCATCAGCGCCGGCCGCACCTTTGAAGACATCCAGGCCACCATGACCACGCGCCTGCTGCAGAAGATGATGCTCAAGGAGGAGATGGCGGTCCTGGCCGGCAACGCCTCGCTGCAGCTGGGCGCCCCGCCGACCCCGGTCCCCGCCGCCTCCGGCACGGGCGCCACCTTGCCGTCGGCCACCTATTCGGTGATCGTCGTCGCCCTGACGCTGGAGGGCTACCGCAACTCCAGCCTCACCAACGGCGTCGCCACGTCGAAGACCATCACCGGCGCCGACGGCAAGACCTTCACCGTCAACGGCGGCTCGTCCAACAAGTCCTCCAACGCCACCCAGGCGGTCACCCTCGGCCAGACCCTGGCCGCCACGGTCGCCCCGGTCCAGGGCGCGGTCGCCTACGCCTGGTATGTCGGGACCGCGGGGTCTGAGACGTTGCAAGCCATCACCGGCATCAACAGCGTGACGATCTCCGCGCCCCTGGCCTCCAGCCGCCAGGCGGCCACGGCGATCACCGCCGACTGCTCCACCAACGCCACCGGCTTCGACGGTCTGTTGACCACCGCGTTCAACGCCGGGTCGAACGGCGCCTACGTCAACACCCTGGCCACCGGCGTCGCCGGAACCGGCACGACGCTCACCTCGTCGGGCCACGGCTCGGTGGAGGAGATCGACACCATGCTGCAGGGCCTGTGGGACGCCTATCAGGTCTCGCCCACGGTGCTGTGGGTCAACAGTCAGCAGCTGAAGGACATCGCCGCCAAGGTGCTGTCCGCGGGCTCCGCGCCCCTGCTGCAATACTTCCAGAACCCGGAGGCGGGCGAGGTGCGGATGACCGCCGGCGCGGCCATCGACTTCTACTTCAATCCGTTCCTGAACGGCGGGATGAAAATCCCGATCAAGATCCACCCCTTCGTGCCCCCCGGCACGGTGCTGGCCTACGCCCAGGATCTGCCGCTGCAGTATCAGTCCAACGAGGTGCCCAACGTCGCCGAGGTCAAGGTCCGCCGCGACTACTACCAGGTCGACTGGCCGGTCACGACCCGGGCGCAGATGGTCGGCGTCTATGCCGAAGAGACGCTTGTCGTCTACGCCCCCTTCGCCATGGCCGCGATCACCAACATCGCCGCCGGCTAGGGCAGGGCGCACATGAACCCCTCCGACCTCACCAGCCTGGCCAATCTCAAGGCCTGGCTGGGCGTCCCCTGCGACGCCGGGCCTAGCGACGCCCTGCTGGCCCGGCTGATCACCTCGGCCTCGGCCATGGTGGTCGACTACCTCGGGCGGGAAGTTCTTACCGCCGTCTACACCGAGGTCTACGACGGGACCGGCGCGGGTTGGATGATGCTGCGCCAGGCCCCGATCGTCTCCGTGCAGTCGGTGAGTTTCGCCGGCCGCACGGTGACGACGCAGGCCAATCCGGTGACCGGTTCGCCCGGCTACCTGTTCGACGGCGCCCGCCTGTCGCTGGTGGGGGAGATCTTCCCGTACCGGTCCCGCGTGGTCGTCAGCTACACCGCCGGCTACGCCACGGCCCCGCCGGCGGTGGAGCAGGCGACCATCGAACTCGCCGGCGAAGCCTTCCGGAGACGCGAGCGCATCGGCCAGACCAGCAAGACCCTCGGCGGCCAGGAAACCACCGCCTTTTCGCCGGCGGACATGAACGCCTCGATCAAGACGATGCTGGCGCCGTACAAGGCGCTGGCGCCGGTATAGATCGCAATTTTTACAGCGCTCATCCCCGCGAAGGCGGGGACCCAGGCGACTGGGCGCCCCTTGGTCCGCTGCCACTTAAAAAGTTCGGCGGAAAGACCGAGTTCGTAGCCCTGGGTCCCCGCCTTCGCGGGGATGAGCGGGAGTAATTGCCAGTGCTCACCGTCCAAATCACCAACGCCGACAATCTCCAGAACCGCCTCGCCTCCGCCCCCGCCGCCATCCAATCCGCCCTGGCCGCCAAAGCCGCCGGCCTCGCCGAACGCCTGCGCGCGCATGTCGCCGACGACAAACTCTCCGGCCAGGTCCTGCAATCCCGCACCGGCGCCCTGAAGGCCTCGATCGCCGCCGAGGTCGACGACGCTGCCGGCCAAGTCATCGCCCGCGTCTTCTCCTCCAGCGACCTCAAGTACGCCGCGATCCAGGAATACGGCGGCCACACCGCCCCGCACGACATCGTCCCCGACAAGGCCAAGGCCCTGGCGTTCCTCGTCCACGGCGCTCCGGTCTTCGCCAAGATCGTCCACCATCCCGGCTCGCAGATTCCGGCCCGCTCCTACCTGCGCTCGGCCCTGGCCGACATGGGCGACCAGATCATCGCCGAGTTCACCACCGCCGCCCTCGACGCGCTCAACGGAGCCGCCACATGATCTCCCGCGAAGCCATCTTCGAGGCCCTGTTCGGCCTCACCGACGGCCTCGCCTGGGGCGCCCCGCCGCGCAGCTTCCTGCACCGCGCGCGCCGGGTGAAGCTCTGGAGCGACCTGCCCGGCCAACCGGCCCTCTGCCAGGCCGAGCACGACGAGACCATCACCGAAGTCACCGGCCTGCCGCCCAAACGCGTCTTCGGCGCCAGCTGGCTGATCTACCACGACGCCGGCAAGGACCCGGATGCGGCCCCCGCCAGTGAAACCAACCAGATCCTCGACGCCATCGAGGCGCTGTTTCCGTCCGACGACCCCGACCACGCCCAAACCCTAGGCGGCCTGGTCCACCACGCCTTCATCTCCGGCAAGGTGTTCAAGGACTCAGGCGATCTTGACGGCCAGGCGCTGATCGTCGTGCCGATCCAGATTGTGGGGCCGTAACGGTTCCAACCACTGTGCTCATAGGCAAGAG